AAGCACTTTCGAAGGTATTAGATCGATGCGGGTATTGATTTGTAGCATCATACGCAACAGGGAACCATTCTTGTTTGGATGGAAGGACCAAATCCTTTGCCTCAACGACGAGAATCCTGGGATTACATTTGACTTATCGGTGTTTGAAAACGATTCAGATGATGGCAGTGTTGACTACCTTCGTTTGATTGAACCAGAGCTTAAGGGTGAGTTGAACAAGGTTTGGATTCAGTGTGTCAAAAAAGACTGGCCTTACTTTGGCTCTGTACGTGCCGAAGACCGCGTCAAGTATTTAGCAGAAGCTCGAAACGAATGCATAGAAAAAGCAAACAAAGAAGTTGGACTTGATCAATACGACAAAGTCATCTTTATTGAACCTGACATTGACTTTGATCCAGAAGAAATCAGTCAACTTTTGTACACAGATGATGACATTGCATCGCCTTACAGCGTGCATCCCATGAATGTACAAAGCCACCGCTGGATCTATGACAGTTGGGCCACACGTCTTTCCGTTGAGGATGACATCTTCAAAGGCCCTCGAATTTTTGAGATGCCTCCACGGCTTGACGTTGCGTCTACCTTTAATTGTTTTTGTGTATACCGTGCCAAGCCTTTTGCAGAAGGTGCACGTTTCTCTGGCATTAATCCCTGGAGCCATTCCTGGGATTGCGATACCACAAACATCTGTTATGAATTCAGTATGCGCGGTTATGATCGCATTGGGCTTTACAATATTCTTTTAACACACCTCGGCAATTAAGGTAAGCCGAACTTTTTGTTCACGTTCCCCGTATTTTATTAAAATGGAAAAGTTGCCAGAATACATTCAAGCAATAGAAGACGGCGTGTCTTTTGTTGAAAACTACAACAATCTCCTGGAAAGTCTTCGGCTATCTAAACAAGCAAATGACAACAACCTTTATACTGACGAAACAACCGACGGAATCTCAGATGTCTCTTTCGACCCAAGTGAAGGAATCGGTGAATCAAGCGATCCATCATTTGCGTGATGCACTTGCGTTTGCTGCGCGTTCAGAACATTCACTCACTATCGGAACTATTTCTGATCTCTTGGTTCGTTGCGAAAGTATCGAATCAATGGATGAATTCATGCATCAGTTTGGCTCTAAAGCAACACCAGGAAAATTAAACACCCCTCCAAATCTTGGCCAAGACTGAACGTCATCGTTTAACGGAGGCTGATCGCCTCCAAAAATATTTTTGGGATTTAGAAAAATTAATCCCCAATCCGCCTGCAAACTGGGCGGTGAATGCTAAGCCGTGTAAGTGGGCTAAAATATTAGAAGAAAGAAAAAATAATCCTGATGTCTCAGGAGAATAAATATACAAAACCAGGATTACGCGAACGGATAAAAGATCGTGTGATGGCTGGATCCAAGGGTGGTAAGCCTGGGCAGTGGTCCGCACGCAAGGCTCAGATCGTGGCGCAAGAATATAAAAAATCAGGCGGTGGCTATAAAGGTGGAAAAGGCGAGAAGCAAAAGTCCCTGGAGAAATGGGGCAAGGAGAAATGGATGACCAAGGATGAATACGAAAAGCGTGGTAAAGCTAAAGCTGCTGCCAAGAAACACAAGGAGAACAAGTAATGGGCGACTTATTTCAAAAGTTTTTAAACAAGGTTGGCCGTGGCTATGGCCAGGTAGATAAGAATGTGTTTGGTGGATTGCTCCCTGGTGGAGCAGCATCTATTGCAAGTCCTGTAAAACAAAAAGTACAATCAACAGCAGTAAACACAGCAAAAACTTTAGCTGGAGCAGCAATGAACCAGCTTCCAGATCGTGCAAATTTATTTGCTCGTTATATCACTGGAGTTGGTAATACTAATCTTCAGTTAGATCCTTCTACTTTGATGGATTTAAGAATGGCAGCTTCTCCTGAGCCAATGGCAAAAGGCATGATCCCAAATCCATTTAAAATGCCAGAAGAAATCTTGGTAGGAATGGAGCAACGTTTAAGAACAGGAGACCCAAGAAATTTAAACTCCCCTATGGGAGATGAAATGAGAGCTTTGGTTGCGGAAGCACAAAAACATAGAAATGCTCCCGATTTTGTTATGGCATCCGTTCCTGCATATGGCCCAGGTTTACCACAAACAGGTGCGTATGTTCCTTATGGCAATCTTTCTGCTGGCAAAGGAGTAACTAACACCCTTGGCTCTTTTAATACTGAGGTTGTTCCTGGACGTTCAATAAGATTTATTGACACGTACGATATGGTAAATGCAGCAGAAGACCCAGAGTTAGTATCAGGAAAATTTCAACCAATAAAAGCAATAGAAGAAATTCAAAGCATTTGGGATCCGAGCAAAGGAAGTTTACAAAGAAGCACTCCTGATTTTTTCAAAGAAAAAAGCAAGCGAAATTACGGACAAGCAAAAGAAACAATTCAACAGACTTCTAAATCACCCACATCAAGCCCTGCAACAGCATTAGGACGAGCAATGCTTTATGCAATGCCTTGGAAACCAACAGCTTATCCAGTTGACATTACTATTTCTTATTGAATCATGGCAGACAAAGCAATACAAAAGGGATACACAAAGCGTTATCTACCAGAGAGTGCATGGGCTTCACTGTCTAAAGAACAGCGTGCGGAGACGGACCAAAAGAAACGTGCCGCCAGTCGTGAAGGCAAACAGTTTGTGCCAAACACTGAGCGTGCTAAAAAAGCTGGACGTGCAGCAAGGCGTTATCAGCAAACCAAAACATGATATCTTTTACCTGGAGCAATTCCGCTCTAAGGGTAATAGTCGAAACCCTTTCACGTTACAAACGTAGTGCTTAACGGCACGTTGAGTGGGAAGGAAGTTATGATCCCGGTATAACAACCGGGATTTTTTGTGACTACTCTTGTAGCCAACGTGCCTCCAGTCAAGGTTTGGGTGCGTCGTGAGTACCTGCGTGACCTTCGTGATGGCCATGGTGAGTACACGCCTGGCTACTGGGTCACTTGCAAATCACTTACTGGCCGTGCTCTGTACTTTGAAACGTACTTGACTGAGTACGGTGCGTTGTATGACAAGCTTCCGATCAGTGCATTTCTTGCGTGGGATCCCAACCATCCGGAAAAACCAGAAAGTCCAACACCAGACTTGGAGCTAACCGACCTGCAGTTTTGGAACGGGTTTGACACCGGGCTTACGGTTATTGAAAAGAACTTGATTTATAACATGGAGTTTCAAGTGATGACACGCAGTGCCGGTGTAATGACGGGCACATACCTATTTACGATTGACAACTATCATCCACATAGGAACGAACCTGACTTTTACTTTGCGGAGTTTCCCGATGAACACAAATCTCACAACATTGTGGTTTTGGACAACGGTCAAATTGGCGCTTATCCCAATAACCGTTGCCGCATGGTTGATCCATCACTAAGCAATCATGACCTTAAGACCCCAGACTTTAAGGTATCAACCCGATACTTTGATGTAGAACACGCCCCCAAATGGGGTCGTCTTGGGGAATGTGATGACTATTTCTGGAAGACACCCAACGAAAAAGATGTAGAATAAATCTGTTCCCGCTCTCTTTTGATCGGGCAGATAGAGGGCAAGCCACTGTTACATCCTTGAGGTGTATCACGCTTGCTCCATCTATTCGGGGATTAGCGCAGTTTGGTAGCGCATCTGCTTTGGGAGCAGAGGGCCGCAGGTTCAAATCCTGCATCTCCGATTATCGAGAATCTCAATAAACCACGTTTATCAAGAATCCTGATAAATTATATTTACGTATGACAAAAAACTATACGTGGCTTGGACTGATGCCAAAAAACGTATCGACAAGAATCGACAGAAGCTTCTGGAGTACAAGAAGACTTTGCAGTGCAAGCAGTGTGGGTTGGATGATCACCGTGTCCTTGAGTTTCACCACATAGGTGATAAGGATAACAACATCTCATCCATGGTTAACCATGGTTACGCCTGGAGCAGAGTAGAAGCAGAGATTGAGAAGTGCATACCGCTCTGTTGCAACTGCCACAGGCTTGAGCATTGGGTTAATTAACGGAAGAATAAACCGCCTGCCTCTGAGATTCCCAGTTCAGGAATTGTCACGGTACCAAAAGGAGTTGGGAACTTCCATTTACCACCGCGTTTGCGGGCAGCTTCTGCACGTTGCAGCTGCGCTTGTGCTGCTTTTTTATCTGCTGCGGCATTGATTTTAGACGAACCACCTAATTGAGAAACAACTGCAACTGGATTAGCAATACGTAAAGCAGTAGCAGCGGCAGGGATTACAGCAGCAGCAGTTTGTGGAGCAAGACGTTGAGCAAGTCCAGCACCAGCACCAACCACTGGAGCAAGTGCTGTACCAATTGCATATTCTTTTGCAACTTGAGTAGCTGCTTTACGTGCGTCACCTTGTTCAATAGCTTGCCTAAACTCTGGATCAAACAACGGAACAGAACCAGCAATGTCTGTTGTTGTATTAAAGCCAGTTCGTATGGCATTTTTAATACCTGGCAGTGCTTTTCTATAGGCTTCAATTTGTTTTGCTTTAGCAGCAGCATCTACCAATACATCTTTTGGATCAATATTGGCGCCTTTAAAAACATTAGTAGTATACGCAACAGGATCTAAGTTAGCGTTAGCACCCAAATTTGCTGGATTCAAGTAAATTCTTCCTTCTGGCCCTATATCTACTGGAGCAGCAGCGGCAAATCCGCGTGTTCCTGGTTGTGCACCACGGGCAGTGGTAAGGGCTTCATCAAGAGCAGTTTTAAGAGTTACATCTTCTTTTAAATCTTGGAAGAAATTAGGATCTCTGAACATTGATTTATTCCATCTGCCTGCTACATCATTTGTATCCGCTGCAATAGGAGCAACTTGACGCGTGGAAGGCAGCCGCGGCTCAGGCCCAATTGTATCTTCTAGAACATCACGAACCGTGCGGCCACCAATAGCTTTGTCTCCCAACAAAGCCTGATATACACGCAAATCTCTTTCAAATTCAGGAGACGCTACTTCAATTCCCTGATTTTTAAGACTATTAATTGTTTCAGGTAAAACATAGCCTTTGCTCATTTCGTTTAAAGCATCAGCTCTAAGCTCCCATTGTTTTGGCGCCTCCCTTAAAGTAATTTGCTCTGGTGTATTAAAGAATTGTTCTTCTTTTTCAATAGCAGCCCTAAGAACGGGAGCTGCTTGGTTGATTTTATTTTGTAATTCTTGAACGTAAAGATCTTGATCTACAGTAGGAACTAAGGGTGCATTCATTAGAGACAGTGGATTTCCATAAGGGATGCCACCTCTGTTGTATCCACCAGCAATTCTTTGTGTTATTACACGGGGAGGGCCGTAGGATTTTGTGGGATCACTGCCCATAAATTCATCTAGGGCTTCATTGCGTTTAATGAGAGCTTCACGTGTGCGTGCATTGTCCCATTCAACGGAGCCTCCGTGCTTGAACGCATTCCAGTTTTGATTGACTTGATCGTAAAACTCTTGCCCCCTTTGAGCCATTGTATTGAATTCTTCTTGACTAATTGGAGGACTCAAGAAAGATTCAACTCTATTTTGATCACGGAACAACGAACTTCCTTGCGCAGCGCCACGCTGTTGAACAAGAGTTCGACCAGTCATCCTTGCGTTTCCACGCGCAACATCTATTGCGTTTTCATAAGCTTGTCCAGGGTCTAAACCATCAAGAAACTCAAGTTGCTGTGTTAGTCCCTTAAGACCAATACGATTTGTTCCAAGTGGAGTTGCACCGACATTTTCTGCAATTGTGATTAGTTCTTCTCCGCGCAATGTATTACCTACATTGGCAAAGTCATGCATTGCGTCATGCAAAATTAATTCATTTCCATATGGCTGATATGTTTGCGGGTTCTTTACTATTGCCTGCCCCGGTTTTTGCCCGGGGAAGTACTGATCTAAAAATCTTTGAGCTCGTTCGTTAACAGTTTCTGTATTTTTAATATCAACAGGTTCTTCTGTAAAATCAAACTCTTTTCCAAATGGCGCAACGTTTGGTGCGTAATCTGTATACTGTTCATTAAACACAGGAACCCGTTTTGGGTATAGTTCTTTAAAGTCTGTTACAGGCAAGTCACTAGTTGGTCCTTGTGCAAAACCCCAGTCAACTCCTTTTCTAAGTCCAAGTTCAGTTTTGTTTGGGTCTGTAGTGGTAAAAGGTTTGTATCTAGTGGGAAAACCCGGATTCAAAAGTCCAGCAGGTCCTCTATTCGTATAGTTTTCTGCAGCAATTTGACTAGCCTTTTCAGCTGTAAATTGTTCCGCTTGTTGAGCTAACTGTTGTTGCTTTGTGGCTTCAAATTGAGCAGCACGATCATACAAACTTTGCAGTTCACCTGCCAAAGGTTGACCGGTTCTGGCAGCATTAACAATTGCTGCATTTAATTTAATACGTTCTGCAGGTGTTAATTCCATCAACCATTCCGCAACGTTGCTTTAATAAACCAAGCAGCCTTAAAGGCTTGGCCACAGAGGTCAGCCATGTAGTTCTGAATATCGATAGCACCCACCTTGGCAGCAATGGGCTCCAGCTTTTTGGTCTTCATGCCCAGCTCTTCCAGGTTTTTGTAGTACGTGGTGAGCTGATCATTACCTTTGTAGCTGGTAACATGCTGGATTCCAGGGCCTGCATCAGCCAGACCCCTGGCGCACATTGGCATCAGGTAGTCCATTGACCTGATGAACTCACCCAACGTATCGAACTGAGTCTGATGAGCTTCGTACTGGTCTTTAAGGAAGCCATGCACCCCGAGGAAGTTCGACCCCTCGTAGTTCAGGTGAATGAGATGGGACTGTGTCTGAAGTTCCTTGAGGTAGGAGCAGAGGGAAATACATTGTTGGATGAAGGCCCCGACATCACCATTCTTTGATTTACTAGGAGCTTTAGGTTTGGCCTGTGGCTCAGGAGTCACCCCATTTCGGGGTGTTTCCACCCCCATCTGGGGTGGTTGCTGAGCTTGAAGACCAGGAGTATACATAATTTTTTTGCAGTAATCCTATTGTAACGCGAAGTAATTACACAATTTCAAACCAAGACAAGTCTGTGTACACTTTTGCACCACTGATAGTTGGAGCAGCAACAACGGTAAACACATCACTGACACCAGATTGAGTACGGCCCAGCTGGAAGTTAAAGTCCCGTACATCACTCAATGAGAGTGTGCCATCAGAAACAATGTAACCACCAACAACATCGGTACCACCACTTACACCTGTTGCAGTGGTGTCGTACTGAACATTGCCGTTGTAATGAGTCTGCCAGTTTTCACCACTGAGTGTTGCATTAAGTAATACTTTGTACTGAATAATGTCTGGTTTGTTGTTTTGTGTTTGCTCAAGCGCAATACTTAAATTGGCTGGAATCACAACACTATCTGTACGGCCTGATGCCATACGGATTGAAACCAGCGGATAAGTTGCGCCAGATGAAGTGAGTGTTTTAGGCGTAGTACTGGTAGCAACGTTATAACGCCTAGTAAAACCCTCATAGCCACCTTCGGATGCAACCGTTGCACAGATTTGTTTTGCCGTAGAGCTAGATGCAGTTGTACCAAGATTTTCAATTTCTTGGCGCAATGGCAGCACTGCTGTTGTCATGTAGCTTGTGTTGTTTTGATTGTCGTTGTGGAAGATGTGAGCAATCTCCATATGCCCATCAACCACAAAGCCAGCACGGACATCACCTACACCTAGCCATTCAATATCCATCCAAAAGATATTGGCTTTAGATGAATCTAAAACTCGAGCCGATGGACCATTGCCATTAAACGTATCGTAGTTCCAATTGCTTTGAGCAACACGTGTTTCGTTAACAGTGCCGCTTACATAACTACGCAGAACAAGATTATGTGTTGTGCCGCTTTGTTCAAAATAGATTCCGTTCTGTGCACCAAATAAACCAACGCGTTGTCTTAAGTTTGTTTTACCAGAAGCAAAAACAAACGATGACATATTCAAAAAGGATTTCCCTGGCTGGTAGGGAAACACACGTTTGGTTTCTCGATAAATGTAATCACCCGAAAGAGTAGTTACATTTAAATCAACAACGCTTTGATTGACTTGATAAGTTGTTGTTCCACTAACACCAGTAACAGTGGTCCACTTATCATTCTCTTGATAACGATGCTGGCTATCAAAGATCGTATACAGTTGTGAAATTCGTTGCCGCCCAAATGCATCACCAGCTGTTGTACCTGGTTGCGTATAAACAACAGCACCGGATGTAGTCGATACTTCTAGGGGGCGCCCACTACATGTCTGAACTTTATGTACTGGGTAAAGGTTTTCATCTTTTGGATCTCTATAGTTAGGCATTGTTTTTTTAATTACTTAAAATTATTCTAAGTTCAATAGTTTATACATAAAAAAGCAGTGACCTTACGGCCACTGCACAACATATTAAATTCAATCAATTCTTTTCTACATTTTGCAAAAGTTTGAGTAACGCTTGATTTTCATCTGCATTTTTTTGGTAGTACTGCCAGTTGTCATAAACAACTTGTAGTAGTACTTCAAAGAATTCATTGCTACTCAATACGTTAGTATCTACAAATTCACTAACGGTGTCGCCAAGGTATTCCCTTAGTCGCTCTTTTGCTTTGCCTTTAGATTCTTGAAAGAAACCAGACCATTTACCATCTGGCACCGTAAACACATCAGCTTCTGGTTTGAAATTTGTTTTGATGTAGTTAGATGTTTTTGCATCTGATTCACGTTTGTCTTTTGCAGTTAAAGGATCAGGAGCCCGCAGCTTTTTATTAAATTCCTGGAAGGCTTCTTTATAAACTTGATCAAGGTTGTTTAGTGGATCGGTCTGCGCCAAGGTAGGAAGCAAGATCTGTAACAGCTTGATGATAGCCCTCAAGCCAATCGTCCGATACCAATTGTTTACATTTGGGATTATTTCGTTCTGTTACATAAAGAATGTAATTAATATCCAACTGCCTAAGAGCAGCAATAGGAGATCGATCATCCATAAAAAAAGGGATACTCAATTATGGAGCATCCCTTTATTCTAAGTTGTAGTCAGGATTACGAAAGAATAACTTCTTGTCCTTCGAACTTACCTGCTTCTAAATCACGGACAAATTCAAGACGACGGAAGTATTCGTCGCGTGCATAAGGCCCTGCTTCATTAACACAGAAGTCGTGCCACAGCCCGGTGTAAAGACCGTTGGTGCGAGCAGAGCACTGGTACATGTGCTCCATGAAGTCTGCTTTCTTTTGTTCAGCTTTGACATCCCAGTTGCGGAGTTGTTCTTTTAACCAGGGAGTATCAAAGGCACCGGCAGTACGGAGCTTTTTGTCAAGGTCGTCAGTCATTGAAATTAACAGCTGTTGTAGAAGTATAGACACCTTTGACGTGAGGACTTAGCTCAAATAGAAGATCATCAAGATCGTCTTGTAGCGCCTCTGCAATTTCTTCTGCGGTCTTGCCACCAAAAGAATTGTATTCAACGTCAATGTCAACCGCAAAAGATACGGTCAACCTTGGCACAACAACAGGTTCCATTTAATCCAAAGAAGACTTCAATACTTTAGCAGCAACTTTATCAAGTGCCGAGAAGACGTTCTAAAGAATGAACCTTAACAGTTTCGTAATAACCAAGACGTTCTTGAATCAAGTTGGAATAATTGATGGCAGCATCAACCATTTCTTCTGCATCCATAGATGCAGCTAAATGCTCATTAGAAAGCATGGCAGCGGTCAAAATGGTAACCGACCACTCCAACTTATTACCAATCAATGCAGGAAGAGGGGTTCCATCTGCAGTGAAGCTCTGTAGTAATTTACTGATCAGCTCTTCATTTGCCATGGAACCCCAACTGCATTGTTAGGTTATTTTACTTCAGTTGTTTTTATCACCACGTGCGGTTACATACCAATAGGCATGGCGTGCATTCTGGTGAAAACGTTTGCCTGAAAGTAGTTTAATCTTGCGCTCTTCCAGCTCATCAAGCTTTGATTCTTGATAAGGTGAAATCTCTCGGTTGTCCTCACAAATCATGCTGATCTCAATATCAAGCATGTCGATCTGCATCTGGAAGTCATCGACTGATTGTTGATGACAGCACATCATAATGTGTGCGTCCTCTAAGTCAGTTGGTGGAGTCAGATTCTTGTAAAAGCTCTCCGAAATATTCGGGTGCTTGTGCTTCCATCCGCTTGGTAGAGAAGAGGCGGTTTTTTCGGATTGCATATTGTTGTTCAACTTTGACTCCGGACGGGATGTGTTCACCGTTTTGGTAAGCGTTGCGGATTGCATCAAGGTTTGGGAGGGTTTCGGTTTTTGTTTTGGGTTCTGTTCTATCGGATAGAACTTCTCCTGACATTGAACGTACCACAATTCTTTTGGTTGTGGTGACTTCCTGCTCAATGCAGTACTTGCTTCTTTCTTCAGTGTGCCAAAACTCTGGATCCGATGTGATCTCGACTGTAAGTTCTTTCTTTTTTGAGAGAACAAACTCATAGTTTCTACCCTGAATCCTGTTGGAGTCCAGCGGCAGTGACCGCCGTAACCAACTTAGCAGGTTCTTGAGTTGATTCAGTTGCGACTCATGATGTCGCTTGGCCTGGGTAATTAGATCCCCTTCTTTCTTAATGCGTTCCAGAGCGTCTTCATGGGCAGCCAACGCGTAATAGATGCGATCAATCTTTTCAGACCGTAGGTTGGCGCAACATTCCAACTCGGCTTTTGCCAGTTCCTGGGACTCAGGAGTAAGGAGAGGAAGAGAGCGTTCCAGGGCACCATAGTGCTCGTACAGCTTGATGATGTTGAGATCTTCAAGTTTAGTTTGAGTGATTTTAGACATGGGTTGAAATGAGTTTGGTTTTATTCGATGATTGGATCACCTAGTATCAAGGTGAAATCTTCTAGTTCATCAATGCAGATGTAATGGTTTTCATCATCTTTGGGATCTAACAATTGAACATAGACTTTCTCGTCTTCAATGGAGATGCCTGTATCATTCCAAATAAACTTAACTCCTTTTTTACTGATTAATGTTTTGCCCTCAAGATCAGAAAAGCTGTGGAAGTTGTTGTAATTAAATTTCATTTTTAGGAAAAAGAATAAGATTGAATTTTGTTTATAACATAGGTCAGCAGCATGCCTGCCGCTGCCCATAAAAGATCTTTAAACACCGGAACTACGGTGGCAAACAAAGATTCAAACATGAGTTGAAGTGAAGTGGGTAGGCAGTTTTACGTCGTACCCAGGACGGCCTCTCAGGGCTATACCCGCTATTGCAGGCGTGGTTAGTCTACCAAACCTGTCAAGCCTTCAGTCGTGGTTTCGACCAGCTTGCCGATGTAGTCAACAAGTGCTTCAACCTTGGCATTGACTGATTGGATTTCCTCCATCAGCTCTTCCCTGGATGGAGTCAAACCAAAGATATCGTTGTCTTTGATTGCCTCAGGGTTGTTGACCTTTTGGTACCGACGACAGTCATCGTTGGTTGCATAGACAGCTTCTTGATACATGTCAAGGGCTGTTTTGAAGTCAACATTGCCAACACCCTCAGAAGAAAGGATGTTGCAGCTGAGGAGGTAAAGCCTGGCAGCAAACCTGACGTTGTCTTCAAAGAACTTTTCGTACTGTTCAGTAGAAAGGCCGTAGGTGTCAATCGACATAGCAAGCGCAAGCTTCGTAGAGTGAATCAATAATAAAGGCTTCTTGACCTTTTGGACCTAAGTCTGTCCACCATTGCAGATCAGGATCATTTTCGTCCCAATCGATTTGAAGAATACTACCACCGTCTGGTTCATCAATCCATTCAATCTGTAGCTTTTCGATCGAGTTCGGATTGCACGTGGCCAAGGAGTAGGTTTTCTGCATAGGTTTCACAATCAGTTTTGATCTCTGCACCAAGTTTAACAAGACCCCAGTAGGTGTCTTCATCAACTTCAAGGTGCAAAGAGTATTTGCCGTTGGCTAACATCATGGGTAACTCAGATACTTTTAAGGCAAGTGATAGTGCATACTGACGTAGTTCATCGTCCATCATTGCTTTTTAACAGCAGCTTTGAGTTGTGGTAATGAGACGCCAGGGAAAGGTGTGTAGCCAGCCTCCATCATATTGAAGAAAAGATCCCACGCATCATGCTGCGTGAAGACTTCCTTGGGTCTGTAGGTACGCCAGTGGGTCAGTGGTGCCTGTGCTCCTGACTTGGTGTGGAGCAGAACAAAACGTCCATCACTGACGTGATCAGAGGGAGGTGCATACCACCACGCCACACACTTCTCAGGTGTACCGCTGGGGCTAGCGTTACGGGTATCAGTACGTTTGCACAGCAGTTCCCTGTACTTATTGAACCAGGTTAAGTGGATGCACCATGGTTTAAATCCCTTGATCTCTTCTTGGAAAGCAGATAGATTATTGAGCTGACGTTGAAACGACCCACACGAGCAGTAAGGTTCGCCAAGCAACGGCTCTTGTTCGGAGCTGTCGTCCAATGAACTGTCAAGATCAATCGGCCGATTCGCAAGCCGAAGTCCGTCCGGCGCCACCAAATGGCCCAAGTCCGTTTGGTCAGACTGAAGGAGCGTGGTGACCTTGACAGGATCGGATACGTGGATGAACTTGTCTGCCCAATGCGCTTGTAGTTTTGCATTGGATGTCAGGTGTCCAAGTGCGTGCGTGTAGTTCCAGCCCTTAAAAAGAATGTAAGCATTGTTATGCCATACACTAGGGCCACGGTAATTGGGACCAAGGTAAGAAAAGAAATCTTTAAGACGGTTAGTGTAAGTTTGAAACCTGGTTTTAATTATTGTCCGGTCGTAGCTCTGCTCGCTACCATCATGACGCACCACAATGCAATGATCACCTCGCAGATAAATCCCAGCAATTGCGGTGTCATCAAATTCCGGATATGCCCTCCCGATGTTGGAGCGAGAATAAATAAGAGCTTGCGCCGAATTGAGTTCGGTCTGCGCTTGGATCGACATGGTGTTGAGTTGGGTTGAGTGGAATGGAAATCAGACGTGCCAGAACGACGTGTCCTCCCCCTGGTCCGCTTTGATCTTAGCATTGGCTTTGGCGTGTTTGTACGCAGCCTTACCCATGCGGTAGGTGCCGTACAGAACAGCAGCCCAGCACACAGGATTACCAATGATAGAAGCAACAACAGCACTGGCTGCAAATGTTGCGCCAGCTGTTTTAATTGCTGACGTTTCTTCAGGTTTCATGTCAGTAATTCTTAACACAAATGGAAGGTTGTGTGTGGTATTAGATTAAATAAGTAGACTTGCTGTAACAAATGAATACAAAATGGACGAAATCAAATACGTACCTTTAACGAAATTCCAAATTGAACCAACGCTTGATGACAAGTTTTGGGAAGAAAAAGTCAAGCGTTCTATTCAAGATTGCAATTCGGTAAGCACCTTAAAAGAAATAGCGACCCTCTTGGCGAGGATCGCTACACAACGTCAAGGTGTTATTCGAGGGTTAGTCCAAGACATGTTCATTTTCAACAATGTTGCAATTGAACCTGATGGTTTAGCTAACCCAGACATTACCTCAAAGTGAATCGTCTTCGCCGGTCATTGGATCACGAGACGGCAAAGCTTTCACTTCAACCGCATCCGTGGTGCGTGATACAGGCAGAATCTCAACACCTTGCTTAATGCCATAGGCACCGCCAAGCTTCTCAGCATCTTGCCGTGCATGTTGGTTGATGTAATCGCTGAACATCTCTTGGTATTTCCAAGTTGATTCACGATCTTCATCAGGAATCGACATGCGGCTCAGCGATTCAATGGCGGCATCTTGGTCGCTGTAATCAGGGATGTCAAAAGATTCAATTGCGCAGATCTCAACGTTGTTGGCTCCACGCATTTCATTGGCAAGTACCGGAGCAAATACGGTAGTGGCGTAGAACTTTTCATTGAAAGCAAGAGGCACTTCAGAATCCAGTGCCTTGCTCAGGCACTTGGACATTTCCTTCTCGTACATCTTGACCTTATCAGACACATCAGTGCCGTTCAGACCCTTAAGAGTAAGAACCATTGGGATCTTGTGAGCACGCTTGTTGTCCTCAGTCAAGATGTAGATGAGGTACTTTGTACGTACGCTGTACTTACGCTTGTACATTTCGCCCTTGCTGTTGGCAAGGTCGGCTGCAATCTTATCGGCATCAAACAATTCTTTGACCTCTGGGTTTTCAAAGGTGCCAATCGTTTGACGCATCCCCATGGTTTCTTCAACCATCAAAGGAGAACGCAACAAGATTTGAATGCGTGGCTCAACAAAGTTCAGGCCTTCTTCAACAGAAGTGTTGGGTGCCATGCCAAAGGTTTGCTTGTAATCCCAAATGACGGAACCCTTTGCAAACTGATCTTCCGTTGCAGTCCAACCACAAGTGTCTAGATCAGATTTACGGATGAACCATCCGCGTACTTTTGATTTGTTGAGAGGTTGAATTGTGACAAGGTTCTGGTAGCCAGACACAAATTCTTTGGACTGGAACATCCGGAAGGAGTCAAGTCCCCGAGCAGCAAGCGCAGCAGTTTTTTTGGTGGTCATTTTGTTGGAAGTTTTCAGAGAAGGTGCAGAGGTGGTTTCGGATTCAAATTGATCCATCCACTGATCGCTCGTTATGTCAAGCGGAGTTTGAGTCATGATTGTTTCGTAGTCAAGAGTGGATGCTTTTAACGTCATCCCAGGACGTAAGGTCATTCTGCCTTGGGCTTGTCCCAAGCCATTACGTATTCCTGAGTTTTTAATGAATCGAAATACATATCAGACAGCTCCTTCATTGTTTGAAAGATGCTCTCTTCCATGTATCCGCAACCCTTAAGAAAATCAATCAATCCTTGAATGACATCATCGGCAACAACGCCTTTGAATTCATGCAAAACTTTTTTATCTTCATCCTCATAAAGGAGAATGAATTGATCATGCGTTTGCGTCATTGTCTTGTTGTAAGTTAATTAAACGTGCTTCGCAAAAAATATTTGCGATCAGGTAAGAAGCTTTGGCAAGTCTTGCGACTTCCAATAAAATGTCTACATCTTTTTCATGAGCACCGTGCATAACTTGATACGCACTTTCCATGAAAAATTCGTAGGCAATTGCGTCCTCTAAAGAAAGAAGATCTTGATCTTTTAAATCGAGTTGAAGAGGCATGAGATCAGAAGGGGATTTCGTCGAGTTCAGGTGCGTTGCCGTAGTGACCAGGCAGATCAGGTAGTCCACCACCAGAGGCAGCGTTCCAAGGATCAGCTGGTTCTTCAGCAGTGCGGCCACCCCAGAGTGGAGCAACCTTATCCGAGTTGGATACCACAGTCTGAGAACGAATCGACTGAGCTGCTGTATCGCTGGATGCTTTTGGTGCCAAAGTCATGGACACCAGTTGGATCTTAGTGGCATGACGACGTTGATTCGTCTCCTTATCTTGCCAGCTATCGGTAACCAAGCGACCATTAATCGTTAGGCCAGTACCCTTACGTGTAAAGTCAAGCAACAACTGAGCGTTGTTCAGCTTGTCTTGATGGGAATTGATGGCATAGAAGTTAAAAAGATCTGCCTGATTACGCCCTGTATTAACAGAGAGCGTTTGGTTGCAGATCATCAG